CTGGAAGAGGGAAGAAATGATAATAGACCAGACCTTAATTTGTCAGGTTGGCGCGGTTGTAGTGACTGCAATTGTGGTGTATTGCGCTGCATCAAGACGATTTAAAGCAGCCGTCGATAAGTTTGACGAAGTTGCATTCATGATAAGAGAACTCGCTGACTTCCTCGAAGCGGTGCAGGATATAATAGATGAAGGAGCGACTGAAGACGAAATTCAGATCCTTTTAGACGAAGGACAGGAACTTATTGACGCCATAAAGGAGTTGATTTATTAAATGAGTTTAGCAGGTCTCCTTAACCAAACCGTAAGTCTGGAAACATTCCATAGCAGGGATAGTTTTGGAGATCTTAGCTTTAATGCCGCTGTCTCTTACCCGTGTCGTATCGCATACAAGTACAAACAAGTCTTAAACGAAGCTGGAGAAGAAGTCACAAGCAGAGCGCAAATCGGTATAAACGTTGCCGTATCTGTAAATGACAGGATCACTCTCCCAGACACAACCACCCCATCTATCATTGCAGTGAATAAGACGTATGACAGATTAGGATCATTCCATCATAGTGTGGTGTATGTATGACGTTTGTGACTGGGGACAAACTGTTAATTGCGCGCCTGAACAAGTACAAGAAAACGGTTGACGCAAGAATCAAGCAAAACATGAAGAACGGCGCAGGTCAAATCATGGCCTTATCCCTCACAAAAACCCCAGAAAAAACCGGTGAACTCAGAGACCGGGCATATTTTGAGGGGCCGGTTAAGAGTGTTGATGGGTATGCCGTTGAAGTGGGATATGAAAAACTTGCCCATATCAAAGAAGAGAACAGATACGCTGTCCCCGTTCACGAAAGAACAGAAGTTCATCATAAAATTGGGCAAGCCAAATTCTTAGAAGATGCCGTTAATGAGTTCGAAGACGAATGGAAAGATCTGATGTCGGATGCACATAAGAAATCTATGGGGGGCATATGACCGTAGAGTCTGACATCGCGACGTACCTCCAGACAAAAGGACACGGCACTTTAGGCAGTGATCTGTTCATTGCGTTTATCCGGGATTCGTCATTAAATCAGGTTGTTGTTTTCCCGACTGCTGGTCGTGCTCCACATAAAGTCTTTGATGTGCGTCGTCCGGGATTCCAGATTAGGGTGAGAAATGAGAATTATAGCACAGCACGAACAAAGATTGACAGCATCCGATCTGAACTGCATAGCATAGTGAACACCGCGCTCTCCGGCACAGATTACGCATATATATACGCAAACCAAGACCCCGTATATTTAGGCAAAGTCCGTGTGGGTAATGGGGAGACAAACGAATTTAGCATTAATTTCAGCACTGAAATCAAAGATTAGGAGAAGAAAATGACATCAGACACCTGGTTTATAGGAAAAAACACGACAATCGCGATCGATTCGTCGGATAACTTGTCGTACATTGAGAGCATTGGCAACATCAAATTAACATCCGACGACGTAGAGACGACAGTTTACAGTTCATCGGATTACAAGACCCATAAACAGGGGCTTAAAGATATGGAGGCCCTTGAAATTGGCACGTTTTGGAATGCCGCGGATAGTTGCCAGAATTATCTATTCTCCCTTCACGCGTCGGGTAAAATCGTGCCTATCGTCATAACATTTGACAACACGGCAGCAAGCACATTCACGTTTTATGGATATATTAAGGATCTCGCAATTGATCCTCCTAAAGATGATGCTGCAAGGGCAACAATCACCATTCAGCCCGCGAATACTACAGCCGATCCGGCTTATGAGGCATGAGGTGATAAATGAAACCCCCTTTTGTTTTAATCGAACTGGATAAAACTCGCACATTAAAATTAAATACAGCGGCAATTATGCGCGCTGAAGAGAAGTTAGGCATCAGAATCCCTCAAGAGTTTGGAGGAGGAACGGGGGAACTTGTAATTCTGATGTGGTCCGCCCTGAAAGAAGATACGCCTGCAATCACAATATCTCAAGTGCAGGGATTCTTTGATGAATATGGGTATGAAACTTGTGCCAATGCACTTGGAGAAGCAATCCAGAGGGCATACACAGCAACAAAAACCGAAGGGGATGGTGAAAAAAACGAGTAATCGAATGGAAAGAGTTTAAAGAGACCGCAATCAGGGTAGGATTGACCACTTCAGAGTTTTATTCCCTTACTCCAAGAGAGATAACTGAAGAAATCGAGGCAAGATCAATAACAATAGGCGAAAACCGTGACATGGAAAATTATAGAACGGGACTAATTTGTGCCTGTTTAGTAAACCCACATCTCAAAAAAGGCAAAAAACCGAAAACACCCCAAGATTTCTTCAAATTCCCATTTTTATTCAAGGAAAAAGAGAAGCCAAAACAAACGAGTCAGGATCATTTCAACATTTGCAATATGTTGGCTGCTGCCGGTATAGGGAAAATGGAACACAAAAATAAAAAGGAGTAAGAAACGTGGCATTTGATGGATTACATATCGGCACAATAACAACCCATTTCACCGCGAATACTACTGGGTTAATGACGGGCATAGCCAAAGCACAAGGCGCCGCCTCTGGATTTGCTAAGGGAGTGATTGGATCTTTAAAATCTCTTGCATTGCCTATTGCAGCAGTGGGCACGGCTTTTGCAGCCGCCGCCACCGTCTCTATTAAAGCCGCAACTGATTTCCAGAAAGGGATGGCGGAAGTCTTCACACTTATTCCCGAAGAATCACAGCAGATGTATGATGAACTGAGTAAACAGGCTAAAGAATTTGCAGCAGGATATGGTGCAAAAACATCTGACGTCACGTCATCTCTTTATCAGACAATATCTGCTGGGGTAGATGCTGAAGACGCATTTGAATTTTTAGCTGTTGCAGAAAAATCCGCAGTTGGTGGAGTAACAGATCTGGAAACCTCTACAAAAGGATTAGTATCTGTCGTAAATGCGTATGGGTCTGAGACCTTAGATGCGCAAAAAGCATCAGATATAATGTTTACAACGGTAAAAAAAGGCATCACCACATATGAGGAGCTGTCCTCTTCTTTATTCAATGTCGTTCCAACAGCAGCGGCATTAGGGGTGGAAATGGGCGACGTAGGGGCCGCAATGGCGACGCTCACTTCAATTGGTACCCCTACAACAATTGCCACAACCCAACTCCGCGCAGCACTTTTAGATCTGTCTGATCCTGGAAAAGAAACAGCTAAAATATTTAAAGAATTATCAGGCAAAACATTTAAAGAATTTATAGCAGATGGAGGCAATCTTGCAGATGCCCTATCTATAATGGAAGATGCCGCGAAAAAATCAGGTGTCGAAGTTGCAGATATGTTTGGATCTGTTGAAGCAAAAGCTGCCGTTCTTGGTCTCACCGGTGAGCATATGGGGGTGTTCACTGAGGATATCCTTGCTATGGGAGATTCTGAAGGTGCAACCGACACCGCGTTTGATACGATGGAGCAGACGTTCTCCAGAAGAATTGAGAAACTACAGGCCAAAATGGAAGTCGGGATGATCAATCTCGGTGAAGCGTTAATTCCATATGCTGAAGCCCTTATGGATTGGTGGGAAGAGAACGGGGAACAGATTATGCTCCCCCTTCTTGAAGGATTTAAATCAATCCAAGATTGGTGGTCTGGAAACGGTGAAGGGGTTTTTACCGCAATTGGTGATCTCTTTACTTGGTTAACCGACACATTCAGACCACTAACAGAAGCGTATGCGTCTTTCTGGGGAGGTGAAGCCAACGATATGACCATCTGGTGGGAAGAGAATGGAGAGCTCATCATGGAAGCCGTTGGTGTAATCATGGATGCAATAAAAACCATGATTGAATATATCGTTCTTGTCTGGTCATGGGTGTGGCCTTATCTCGAAGATATCTTAGGCGGATTCATTGATGTTGTTTTGGGTATTGTGAAACTGTTTGCGGCTGTTATAACCGGAGATTGGGATGCCGCTGGAGAAGCATTAGTTGAAATTACAAAAGGCCTGATGGAAATAATGTTCGGGATAATGGCGCTTGGATGGGATGCAATTGCAACCGGCATAGAGATAGTAATGAATGGCATCTCTCAGTTTATCACAGATGTTTGGGCCGGGATCGTCAAAACTTTTGAGAATGCCATCAACTCTGTAATTGATATGATAAATGGCCTGATTGAAGCCGTTAATAGTGTGTCTGGGGTTGTAGGGATCACTTTCAAAACAATCCAGCACGTTGATTATAAAACAGATGAATTTAAAGCGGCAACATACTCCATTCCAAAGTTTGACGATTTGGGAATAAGAGAACAAGCATTCGCCGCGATAGATTCTTTAATATCGGGTGAAGATACGGGTGAGGCTTTGGCGTCTACATCCGGAACAACAACAACGAATGAAATAACCGTTAATGTCGATTTAGACGGCGAACAAGTCGGTTCTGCTGTTGTATCTCAGATCCAAAAGAACGGTGGTATAAGTTCATGAGTTACCTGACAGGATGGGGATTGCGGAAAAAGATCACTATATGCAGTTCAGATATATCGGCAGATCTTAATAATCATCCTGTAATAATTCATTTATCTTCTGATTGTGGAAAAGGGAGTTACGATGCATCAGATATTTTCACAGAGTTAAGTACAAACAGTCTAAAAATCGCCGTTACTGATGTTGATAATACTGAATGCTATGTGGAAGTAAAAGAATGGAATTCAGACGAAGCATGGATATATGCAAAAATACCTGCAATTTCTTCTTCTGCTGATACTACGATTTATTTATATTATGATCGCGATCATGATGATAATAC